GCTTTTTCCTCGGTTTCATAAACGCGGTTTTCTATAACCGTGAGTTGATACGAATTATCTGATTTTGTACCACCAAAGAATATACTTTTATTACTCGTACTCGAATCATCATTCGTACCTATACACACACCAGTTCCCTGAACAATCCCTCCTACCGATACGTTACCTTTAACAACCATAGACTGTACGATATAGTATGTCCAAACATTTGACATACCTGTATCAATATCACTATTTGAACCAGCTACTGTTGTAGATGCACCCCCTATGTATGTTATATTATCTACATTAAACGCATTTGGTCTAAGTCCACCACTAGGTGCAAAGTTAGCGTAATGGTGTTCGTATTTTCCTATAGATACCCATTCGCCTTCACCGTCAACAGATATGGATTCACCTAAACGATGGTTGTAATCTGTCCAGTAATCACCAATTGTATTCCAACCTCTTATATCAACCGTATCATTTGGAAAAACTACCCAATGTTCACCATTCCATGTATTTATGACAACGTTGCCTTTATTATATTGTATATGTCCCATGTAACCAGGTGCACCAGAAACTATACGATTACCACTACCGTCAAAACGTGTAGACCACCCAAATAACATATTTCCCTGGTCTGGGCTTATATGTTTAGATTCTTGTCCCATCTCTTCCCATGCATTATTTTGATAATTCCAATTGAGTGTGTATACTCTTCCCATAAACGCGTGATAAGCCGAACTTGATGTACCGTAATTTCCAGGTGCACCCGCTAATATACGCGTACCCGCCCTATTTATATCTACAGATGTACCAAGTGCATCTAGCCATCTAACCTTTGATGGGTGCCCATCTGACGAACCTATACCAGTTATACCTATAACAGATGTCATAGAAACGTTACTGGTCCAAGTCGTACCACCAGATAAAACAGTAACATTATCGTAAACGTGTGCATTACCAGTATACGGAAATGAATTAGTTGTCCATGAACCATTTGCACCTCCATGTAATTGATCATTGCTAGTCCATATATTTCTTATCGATGGTTCGCCTATGATTATCTTATCGCCTATATCTGTTATACCTAGGGAATACCCAAAATAGAAATTTTTCCATGGTGCGGGTGTTATGGAAGTTGATAAAGTTCCTGAAGGTGAATTTAAAGTTTGTTGTAAAGTATAATTAGCACCATCCCACTTGTATATATAAACTTTACCCTCGGATACTAACACATGATGAAATTGAGTACTACCACTCGAATTTGGATCTAGTGTGTTATAGAAAGGTGCACCAACAACTAATATGTTACCGTCGTATTGGGATAAGGCGACGGAGTGTCCAAACCCCCCTTGTTGCGATACTTCTGAACCTCTCTGTGTCCATCCATTACCAGAACTATCTTTAGTGAATACTTTCGCATAACCATTATTATTTGATACGGATCCAAACCATGTCCCGGGTCCACCAATAGCTACCATATCTGCATTATCCGTTCCGTCGAGTGATCTACCAAAATCTTCACTTGGATCCTCTGTATAGAAATACGAGTTAGATACTTCTATAAATACAGACTCACCCGGATTCCAAGTAAAAGATGGCATTTCGTATCTTTTTGTAAATACAATTGCAAAATAAGAATACGTGGTATTTATTGTAAGATTATTTGCAATAGGATTATTTCTGCTAAAACTTGGTGGAACTGAAAAACTTCCTAAACTCGTCCAGTTAATATCGTTATTACTTCCTAATATAGTCCATGTTTCGAATTGTCTTTGTTCTATTTGATTGGGCATAAATTTAAATACGGTAGGTTGAATTGGAGTTGATACTTGTATTTTTACCCATTCACCATTATAACCCCCTAGGGATGTAGTACCAACGTACGTACCAGGAACCCATGTACCACCACTCCAACCAGCGGGTTGATATCGTGGATAATGAATTATACTAGTAACCATATCCTCAGTAGCCCAAGATGAAGGTGATTGGGGATTCCTACTAAAAGCACCAAAAGAGTCGGGATTGTTAAAAGATGCAGATGTATAATACGTTATACCACCAACTGTAGTACCAGAACTTGTCGCATTGGGATTCAAATCTGACACTGGGTATATCTGGGAACCACTACGATTTGGATTACCTAAAATCGTGTGTTCGTGGTACCAAGATTCGGTGGTTTGGTTATAAACATAGACGTTACACATATTCTTTAGTGGTTCACCTGTAAACATTCTCTGAATTGTATCTTTTTTACCCCGCGATAATTTGGATGAAGTGGGTACCCAATATCTTGAATTATGATGTTGGGTAAGATCTGATGAATACTGGGTAGAGAGAGCACCTGTATTATTTGTATTATCACTAGCGGCAGTACCAGACATTATATTATAATTTATATATATTATAATTAGTAAAATTTATCTAATTTCTTTGCCAAGTTGGTGCTAATGCTTTAATCTGAGCAATTTCTATATTTCTTGTTGACTCATTGGTAAGAGTAATATTAGTTACATTTGATCCATCGCCGTGAAAATAATTTGAATATATATTTCCAGATACAGATAATTTGTGTTGGGGGTTGGTATTTGAAATACCTACGTTACCACTCCCGTTCCAATATATATCATTAACTGCAGTTGTCCAAGGACTCGAACCTGTACCACCAAACGTTTGGTTAACTCCACCAATTTTGAAATTACTACCAGTTGACATGTTAATATCACCATTGACATCTAACGTGAATTGAGGATTTGTTAGGTTAATACCTACGTTACCACTCCCGTTCCAATATATATCATTAACTGCAGTTGTCCAAGGACTCGAACCTGTACCACTTGATACAGTAGCCCATTCTGGTGCTGTTTTATTTGCGTTTAATCTAAGAAATTGACCACCTGTTGCCGCTGAATTACTTAAAATACTTATAGTATCGGTCGCTGATCCGTATATGATATCACCGGTACTACAACCATTAAGACCCGTACCTCCTCTATTGACTGGTTGTGTTTCTCCTTCTAAAGTACCAATACGTGATGCGTTACTTGTCAAACCAGTTTCTAAAGTACCAATACGTGATACATTACTCGTCAAACTGGTTTCTAAAGTACCAATACGCGATGCATTACTCGTCAAATCAGAACTTAATGCAATACCTGTGAGTGTTGTACCATCACCATAAAATTCGCTAGCGTATACGTTTGTTCCCGCAATGATATTACCAACTGTTTCTAAAGATGTTGCAATGTTTGTTAAATTAATTTTGTGTGTTGAACCTGAACCGTTATCTGTTACTGTTTGGAGGGTTCCTACAGCGCTTCCACCCATCTGTACATTTGATAAGAGACCACCATCACCTATAAAGAAATGCCCAGACGAAACAAATATATTACTACTAGATTCTATCGTTCTTGTTGCATTTTCGAGTTCAATTTTATTCGATGTTTTTGATCCATTATCTGTAACATCCTGAAGAGTTAAGCTACTGGAACTTTTATATTTCTGTACAGAACGACTTGTTGAACACGAAGGCATTATTATAATTACATATCATTATTTATTTCTAAATTAATAGTAATAATGTCTTTAGAAGTAGCAACTTATGCGAATAAATCGTCGGGTATGTTCGAAGAACTTATAAATAACGAACACGGTGTTAAAGTAAAAGTTCTTGGTATGGGTAAGAAATGGAATGGGTACTTGGATAAATCCAAAGGTCTTTTGGAATACATGAAAACAAAAAAAGACGACGATATAATTGTTTTTATCGACGGGTTCGATACAAAAATAAATAAAGATATTTCAAATGTTAAGAGCCTTTTTGAGAGTTACGAGTGTAAAGTACTTTTTTCAAAACACCCTGATATGCTTGATATAGGATTTAGATTTCCTAAATGTGATGACAAAAATATAGGAAGTGGTGGTATGTATATGGGTTATGTTAAACACCTTACAGTTTTATTAAAAGAAAGTTTAAAACCAAAGTGTCAAGATGACCAATATAATTTGAATGCCTTATGTAAAAAATACGATTTTATAAAAATCGACGATAAAGAACTAATTTTTAAGAATTTTAGTCCATTCGATAAAAAAGAAAGTGTAAATGCGATATTTATTTCTTATCCAGGAAGTATTACTTTAGAAAGAATATCGAGACACCCCATAGAATATATGCAATTTTTTTACATTTACATTTTGTTTATAAATATCGCTTTACTCGCACTCTTTCCCAAAAAACAAAATTATTTATTGGGTTCGTTGTTACTTTTTACTACCTTTTACATGTTTTATGCCGATAAAAGCTGTACAACTGATTAAAATACACAATAAAAACAAAACTAAATCTTCTACAGATGTTTCGTAACCTAATATAGGTATTCTAAACATGCGATAATCTTTGTAGTGACAAGCGGTTTTTTCACCTCTATTCACTACCTTTTCCGTAATTTTATCATATACTTTGTTACATTTTCTGTTATACCTATTTGTACTACTTTCACCACTCATTTTATATTCCTCATCTGTCCAAAACGAATTTTTATTATCTATTTTTTTATTCATATTTTTCATAGTTGTTGTTTGTACATCGTAATGAAAAGAATGTTTATAGTTTATTATTTTTTCTGCACCTTCGCGTGTAATGAAATATGCAGCGGTCGAACCAGATAATAAATAAGGATCACCACCTTCTTTAGGACATACACCGTCACAATGTAAACTTAAATAGTCCCAATCTATATACTGGAGTTTCTTTTTCAAATGAATAATATTAGTAAATAATGGAAACGCATCGTCTTCCATTATTAAAGCAACGTCATATGGATCATTATCTAAAAAATATTTAAGTGCCTGTATATGACTATACGTACACCCGACAGCAGATCTAGGCTTTAATAAAGGTGTTGTTTGAACAAAATGTTTTTGTAATTCACTCTTATCAATATCTTCAAATCTATACCCACTAATACGAATTGGGTATATTTCAACCTCATTAAGTTTCTTTTCTTGAACATCGTATCGTTTCTTTTGAGATTCTAAATTTATAACGTACGTATTAAAGTCCATTTATTTATAATAATATTTTTTATTTACCAAATAAAATACCAGCCATACCATTTTCAATTCTGAGAACGTTATAGTTTACTGCATAAACAACACATCGTTCGTTTTTTGTCTGTACGTTTCGTAAAATAATATTACATTTGTTTATTTTACTAAAATTACACGTTCCTGATGGTTCATATTTTGAAGCGTCTAAACAAAAATGATACGCGTAATACTTTGTATTGTCGGGTTTGTTACTAAACATGTTAAAATCTGATATACCGAGTGAAGATTTTGTATAATTTTGGATGGTATGAAAAAATTGTGGACTCATGTTTTCTATGGTAGTTACACCATTCATTTGGATGTCTCCGGTATCGAAAGATATATCGGGGCCAAAAAATAGTGATTTTATGGGATGGTTAAATTTAGATAAATCTAAATCAACAAAGCCTTTATTTATGGGCTGTTCTATTCTTTGTGTTTGTGTTATTAGAAAATCCATTTTTTGTGACGCAAACCGTTTTCTTTCTTGTGCGTCTACATATATATAATTCGCGTAAGTTTTAAAAGTGTTTATACTCTGTTTTTTAAAGGATATTCGTATTTCTATTTGATGGTAGTGTAAAGATACGAGAGGAAAGAAAAGTTTTTTTGCACAGAAAAATAAAGGTAAAGCTATAAAAGTGGAACACGTCGTGTATTTTTTTGATTCTGTATCGACGAGGTAATTTTTCCATACGTCGTTTACAAAATCAAAAGGTTGTGAATCTATGATTTGACCACCTATATATAAATCAAATGTTGCACCTTCAAACGTGTTTAAAAGATCTTTACCTTCGAACCATATTGCATTAACTATGTCACCGTTTTTAGGTAAATTTATGGAACAGTTTGTCGTGTCAATATCTTTTATAAATTTAGAAACTTGTGCAAAATTTGTATGTCTACTATATTTTATATTAAAAAGAGACATACCATTTTCGTTGGAAGTCAAATAAATGTCTTGTGAACCTTTTGCTGCGAGTTGTACGAGTGCACCAGACATTTATGAAATTATGACATTATAAAAATAAACATTTTCCGCTTATGAATTTTTTATCACGGTTTTCTGTGTTATTGTTTCGCGTGTTTGGTATTTTAAAACCACCTTGTCTATATACTTTTAATCGCTTGGTATACATGGCGTGACATATAGACCACTGATCAAAAATATCGTAAATATGTGGATTATTCTTTTTACCGTGCGTCTCTCTCATTATTCTTCCGATTGATTGAACTATATCCGATTTGGGTGTTGTTAAAATAACCGTATCGAGAGTTGGTATATCGAGACCTTCATGTGCTTGACTAAAAGTTGCGAATATGATTTTCTTTTTACTCGACTGGTTTAAATCTTCTTCTTTCATACCACCCATGTATAAACCAGACGTTGTTTTAAAACACTGGTGTAAAACTTCACAGTGGTGTCTTCTGTCTGTTAAAACAAGAATTTGTCTCGTTGTTTTAGATAAATCTTTTATGAGTTTTGTTATTACGGTATTTCTTTCTCTATTTTCTGTGAGTTCTGTAATCATGGTCGCGAGTGATAATTTACCCTGGCGAGTACAAGGTGGTGGGTCACTGAATCTGTGACACGTAAATTCGATTGGAAAAACCTCGACCTGATCCTGATTTTCACGTTCTATGACAAAAAATGTTGGTCCCATAAACCAGTGAAGAACTTTTGTAAGACCGTCTTTACGAGTTGGTGTTGCAGATAATCCGAATATATGTTTTGGGCATAGTTTAAAAAGGGATTGCGAAAATACTTTGGCGCATATATGATGTGCTTCGTCAACAATGAGTGTACCGATTGTATCGAAATCGTTAAATGAGTATTCTTTTAAAGATAATGATTGAAGCATAGCGATTATAAAATCACACTCTGTTTCTTTTTTATTTTGTTGGACTATTCCTATAGATGCACCGGGACAAAATTGCTGGATTCTTTCTTTCCATTGATTTGCTAAAAATTCTTTATGGACAACAATCATTGTTTTGTAACCTAATTTACACGCTATCGCCAAAGCAACGGTTGTTTTGCCAAACCCGCAAGGAAGTGAGAGAACGCCGTGTCCTGCTTTAAGTGCTGCTGCCATAGCAGCGTTTTGATGTGTTTCGTCACGTAGTTTTCCATTAAATTTGGTTGATATTTTAATTGGATCGGGTCGACGATCTTCTTTTGGTGGTCCTATTTTATCTTCGCCGTAAAATCTTGGTACACACAATCCCGATTTTGCCTTTCTAAATACTTTAAAAGGTGGGGGTGGAAATCCAAATTCTGTATTTACTACGGCACGAACCGTGAGTTCCTTTTTTATTTCTTGTGTTTCGTTAGTTATATAACCAGAACGGGTGAGACTCATTTACTATTATTAATTTTTAAACTTTATATACTTCAATACCCATGAATATCCACTATGTTGATGAGCATTCCAAACTCCATTGAATTGAAGTTCGGTTTGGACGACATCACCTTTTACAAGTGATTGTACTGGTTTATCTCCGTCTACGTTACACATAACACGTCGGTACCTGAATGGTACTTTTACTTTTAAAACATTACCTTCAAGTGGATCATCAAGTGTATCTGGGAAAAGTATGACATTGGATTTGTTTACGTGTAGCGCGAGTATATAGTCGCGTATTTTATCAGTTACGGTAATTCGTATATATTTTTTTTCGTTATATTCGTACATAGGTTCATATATAGTTGCTTGGACAGGTAATACCATTTTAATTATTATTGGTTTTAAAACTATAAGTATTTTTTTTATACGTAATATTAAGATGGCACTATGTGCGTTAAAACCTATTTTAATAAAGCCACCATCAAAACATAAAACTAGGACGTGGAAGTTTGCTGGTGAATTTTTGATACGAAA